TTACTTGCCGAGTTCGTGACCGATCACGCCGCCGACGACGGCGCCGCCGATGGTCCCGGCGGTGCTGCCGCCGGTGGCTTCGTGACCGATGACGCCGCCTGCCGCTGCGCCACCCAGCGTGCACCCGATGATGGACGAACCCATCGCAAGCGCGGTGATGACAACGAGAATCGACTTGGCCATTTTCATGATGCGTCTCCTGTAGCAATTGCCGGGCGCGCATCGCGCGGCAGCATGACCTCAGCTTAGTGCGCGGGTGTTTTGCGTACTATCGGCAGCGACTGAATTGGCTGTAGGAATTGGACGACATGGGGTTGGGCCTCGTCTTTCCTGTTGCGGACGGTTAGGCTGGGCGCTTCACTTGACAAGGGATTCGGGCTACCGGCCCATGAGCCACCCGACGATCGACGCCCGATGGCCAGACCCTATGCGAGTGACTTGATGCAGAACATAGCCAGGAAAAACCACGACGCTCCCTCTTGCTCGAAACGCCGGATCCTTTAGCTCGGCATTGCTCGCATCCCGGAGCATGAAGTCTCCTCCTTCGTAACGTCCTCCGTCAGAGAGCATGATGACCACCGTTAGCACTCTGTGCAGTGGCGTGGGAGGATCGTGTGGTTGATCGGCGCTCGGGGCGCTGTCGCGATGCCAGTTGAAGAAGTCGCCTGCTTTGTAAGTGCTGAATTGCGTGCCCTGCATCTCGGCGATGTCGTACTGCCAGAGATCACGGTTGGCGAGGCATCCGTAATGAAGGCAGATCCGGGAAATCCAGTGTGCCTTGTCGAAGAATCCGACTTTCGATTTTCTGACCTTGTCGTTGTACACGGGACCTGCGGCAGCGGATTCGACTGCGGCATCCGATAAGGCGATCGCTGTGGGGAGGTGATCGTTTTGACACTGCCAGAGAACGGTGGGAGATCAGCCGGAAACCCCCGCTGGGTGCGGCTTCTGGCAGTTTTGTAGTGCCAAAGCGGCACCAAATGATTTTGCGAGAAACTGCCGCAAAATGAGTACTTTTTGCGGGGTTTTTGACACATGCTTGCGCGGGGATTGATAGCGTTCGTGGGACAGCGAGTGCCGGTGGTTCCCACAAGAGGTTCTGTAGGTCAGAAGCCAAGCCCTGTGGGCCTCGGAGCGCTAGTCCGCGGTTGACCATGATCCCTCGTCGATGTTCGCGACGACCCGGAATATGGGGCTGTCCTGAGGCACACTTCGATCCAATTAAGTGGCAACTCTGGACGTCCAGCTAGATGGAGTTGCGACTCTCTCGCAAGTGATTGAAATAAAATAGATTTCGCGCTATTTCAACAAAAGGGCTTGGTGCGAGAACCGCAACCAAATCGCAACTCTTAAATATCTCAACAAAACGCAACTAAGACGTATCTCAGGCAGGCGGCGGGGGATCATTTGCCACGCTGGGGATCTGCTCGGACGTCATCGCGAGAGCGCAGAATTGCCCTAGGTGTCCCGCATAGCACGATTCAAGATTCGCTAGTAACCGACGCTTGCTGGCACGCACCTCTTTCCTGTTGGTGCTATCCAGTTGCCTCGTGTGCCGCAAGACTAATAGGAAGCGCAGCGCGAAACTTGCAGCGCACATCTGGAGCGCAATTGGGGCTGGAGGTAGCTTGTCATCCTGCTCCCAGGCTATCAAAGTAGAAATAGCAATGCCTGCACACGCGGCGCATGTGGCAAGGGAAAAACCAAAGTACGTCCGAGCGGTGCGTAGCCGCTTGCCGAGCGTCGAGTAGATAAACCCCTTGCCGTGCCGGTCACTTCGCCGCCTAGACTTACGCGGCCTTGCTGGGTTTGGCCTTCGGGCCGCATTTCCGCACAACGGCTTTGAGGGTCATTTCAACGGCTTCCTGACCTTCAGGAGACGCTGACCGGAAGTCGGTCAGCATGGCCGATTCGCGGGGTGTCATCGCGGACGGCTCCATGTGCTGGCGCTGACCGGTCAGGATGTAGACCGTATCCCCGCCGAATGCGGCCAAGTCTTCTAGTTTGTTGAGGGGGATGTTTCCCTTCTCTACCCAGTTGTAGACGGTATTCCGGGCAGCCCCAAGCATCTTGGCCACGGTGCTGACGCCGCCAAGCCGCTCTACTTCCTCCAACAGCCTCTCTCCGCATTTGCCCATAATTTTGCGCGAAAACATTTACATGCTCAAAATATTGAGCAATAATCAAGTCAACACAGTCACCGACTGAGTGTAATTGAACAAGTTTACCCGAGAGGTTGATAAATATGCGCAAGGAGTTCCGGAAAGCAGCCCTTCGAGATAAGGGCTATACGGCGGCGAGGCTTGCCGACGAAATGGGTGTTGGGCGCTCGATGGTTACTCAGGTTCTCAACGAAAAAGCTACGTCACATCGCATCCAAGTTCGCGCCGCAGAAATCATCGGGAAGTCGTTCGAGGAAGTCTGGCCGCCGTGCAGCGAGTTCGCGCTGCGGCGTAAGAAGCAAAGCGACGCAGCTGCTGCTGCGTAATTTTGGTGAACATCAGAAATTCGCGAAGCAATAGCGCCATGCAACGAATCAAATCGCACTATTCCGCCACCGAGCTGGCTGTCATGAGTTTGCCCGGCTTGCCTAGTACGGAGTTTGGCATCCGGAAGCGCGCAGCCAAAGAGGTTTGGAGCGTGCGGCAACGGAGTAAGGGGAAGGGGTTTGAATATGCGCTCGACAGCCTGCCAGCAGAGGCGCAAGTGGAAATCCGCTATCGTGCCGCATCGATGCTGCTTGCTAGCGAGCCGATTGCCGATAGCGAGCCGCTCCGCCGTGAGCGGCAACTCAGCCTGGTCGAAACCGACACGCAGCGCCTGCGTGCAGATGCCCGCAAGGGCATTCTGTCGATGCTTGATCGCATCATGACGCACTGCCGCGTCTCGCGCGAAGCGGCCATGCATACGTTGCTGACGCAGGCACGCCTTGGCACGCTCGACGATTACCTGACGGCCATGCTTCGCGCCGCCAAAGATCCGCGCGGCCGCAAGGGCGACGAATTCCCGAGCATCCGTTCGCTCAAGCGTTATCTGGACCTCGGGAAACAAGGCCGCCTTGCACCAAAGATCTCAAAGGCGAGCTTCGTGATCCCTGTGTGGGCCAAGCTGTTCCTCGAACACTATCAGCAGCCGCAGAAACCGTCGGTGAATCAGGCCTATCACGAGTTCACCAAGGTATGTGGCGTACAACAGGTCGCCTACTCTATCCCGAGCATCCATCAGGTACGCGCGTTCCTGCGCAAGCTCGGCGCGGTGACGTTACAGACCGGGCGGCTGGGCTCACGTGAGCTCAAGAGCATGCTGCCTTTCGTTCGGCGCACGTTCGACAAGCTGCTGCCCAACGACATCTGGTCGGCCGACGGTCACACGTTTGATGCGGAGGTACAGCACCCGCTGCACGGTCGGAATTTCCGCCCTGAGATCACGTCGATCATCGACATCGCCACGCGTCGCGCGGTGGGCATTTCGCTCGATCTTGCCGAGTCGTCGTTTGCCGTGCTCGACGCGCTGAGCACCGCCGTGCTCCAGTGCGGCGTGCTGAGCATGCTGTACGTCGATAACGGTTCTGGCTACAACAACGCGCTGCTCAAGGACGAAGGCATCGGCGTGCAGGGCCGCCTTGGCTTTGTCGTCACGCACTCGATCCCCTACAACTCGCAGGCACGGGGTGTGGTGGAGCGGCTGCACAAGACGCTGTGGGTGGCCGCCGCGAAAAAGCTGCCGACATACATGGGGGCGGACATGGACCGGCAGGCCAAGCATGGCGTGTACAAGATCACCCGTGCCGCCATCAAGGACGGCGGGGCCACGCCCATGATGAGCTGGGAAGCGTTCATCGAGTTCTGCCAGGCGCAGCTCGAGGAGTACAACAATCGCCCCCACAGCACGTTACCGGTCATTCGGGATGCAAACACCGGCAAGCGTCGGCACCTGTCACCCAACGAAGCGTGGGCGGCGCATGTCGCCCAAGGCTGGCAGCCCGACATGCTCGACGAGCGCGATGCGCGCGCGGTGTTTCGCCCGCGCATCACGCGTACCGTGGCGCGTGGCGAGGTTCGGTGGCTCAACCACCACTATTCGAATCCGGAGCTGCTCGAATTTCATGGAGACGAAGTACAGGTCGCCTATGACATCAACGATGCGAAATACGTCTGGATTTACGCGCTCGACGGCCGCTACATCTGTCAGGCCGAAGCCGGTGCCAACGAGCGGGAGTACATGCCGCAATCTGCGGTCGAGCAGGCCCGTGAGAAGCGTGCCGATGCGCGGCTGAAGCGGGTGGACGCCCGACGCGACGAGATCGAGGCCGAGCGGCGCGGCCATCGGGCGCTGCCGATGCAGACGCCGGACGTGCTGGACATTCCGGGTATCGGTCAGATTTCGCGGGAAGCGTTGCAGGCACGCGTCATCGACGTGCCTGCCGTCGAAGTCGAGCCGGTCGCAGTGGTCGCGCCCGTGCTGCCGTTAGCGGAAGTCATCGAATTACCGGAGACGGAAACGGAATCGCAGCGATTTGCTCGTTGGAAGTCGCTCGACCAATTCATTTCAAGCGGTGGGACACCAGACGCGGAGCAATTGTGGTGGCACGGAACGTACCAAGAGAGCAGAGAATTCGCGGCGCAGAAGCGCCGCGAGGAAGAAGCTGGCGAGTTCCCGCTCGCCAACAACATGTAACACCAATCAAATCAAGGTGAATGATGACACAACACGAGTCGAAAAGTAAATCCGCAGCTTCCATTGCGCAGATCGCCAACCTCGGCATGTGCGACATCGCGATTGAGCGCGCGGTATCGCGTAGCGCCAACCTGCCGGGCCTTGTCTGCTTTTATGGCCCGTCTGGCTGGGGCAAGAGCATGGCCGCGAACTATGTCGCCAACACACGTCGCGCCCGCTACGTGCAAGCGAAGTCTGTCTGGACGAAGAAGCACTTCCTGAAGTCGGTGCTGTTCGAGATGGGCATCAAGCCTGCCGCGACGGTGCCGGAGATGACTGACCAGGTCGGCGAGGAGCTGGCGACGAGCGGCCGCCCGTTGATCATCGATGAGATGGATCACCTGGTCGACCGTAACGCGGTGGAACTGGTGCGCGATCTATACGAGTCGAGCCACGCGCCGATCCTGATGATCGGCGAGGAAGGGTTGCCTGCCAAGCTAAAGAAGTGGGAGCGCATGCATGGCCGCGTGCTCGCTTGGGTGCCTGCACAGCCGGTCACGCTGGAGGATGCGTACAAGCTTCTGCCGCTCTATTGCCCTGGCGTCGAGGTTGCGGAAGACATGCTGGCGAAGCTTGTCGAGCAATCGCACGGATCTGTGCGCCGCGTGTGTATCAATCTGGAGCGGTTCCAGGAAGAGGCAAAGGTGCATGGCTTCAGGCGCGTCGATGTTGCCGCGTGGGGCAAGAGAGAGTTGTACACCGGCGATGCGCCGAAGCGGAGGATCTGATCATGGCTCGCAAACCTGCAAATTTGGAACTGACCGGCGGCAAGGGGCTGCGCCAGCGCATTTGGGAGGAGATCCGTCGCACACGCGATGACTTCACGAAACACTCCATTGAACTGGCCACGTGCGTTCAGCCGGAAACGATTAAGACCTACCTGAAATCGTTGGAGCTGGGTGGCGTAATCGCTGCGGTGGGCGAGCGGCGAGCCGTAGTCGACCGCAAGCATTACCGACTCGTACGCGACATGGGTGTCGAGGCCCCTCGTCTTGACCGGCAGGGCAAGCCCGTCACGCAATCCCGAGGTACCGAAAACATGTGGCGCACGATGCGCATCATGCCGGACTTCACCCCGCGTGAATTGGCGCTTCGCGCGTCTACGCCGGACACGGTTGTTGCCGAAGAGTCAGCGAAGTCCTATGTCAAATGCCTTGCGCAAGCGGGCTATTTGGTTGTCATCGACCCGGGCCATAGCTTCATTCCAGGTAAGGGAGCGAAACAGGCGCGGTACCGACTGGTGAAGCGAAAGGGGCCGCGCCCGCCGATGATTCAGCGTACCAAGTCCGTCTACGACCCGAACGTCGGCAAGATCGTATGGCAGGAGGAACCCAATCATGACGCCTGTTGATGAGTTGAGATTGCTTCGTGAGGCTGTCGCGGAAGAATCGCAGGCGGTGGTGGCCCGTCGACTCGGGGTGTCGAGATCGTCAATCTGCATGCTCTTGAGCGGCAAATATCCGGGCAACACTGCAAAGATGATGGAGCGGGTGCGCACCAACCTCCGGTTTGTGCACTGCCCGCACGATGACATCACGATTTCCCTCGATGAATGCCGCTCCTTTGCCACTGAGCGGCCGCCGATCAACAAGCCCGAGCAACTTCGGCACTGGCGGGCATGCCAAAGCTGCCCGAATCGCCCGAGGCGAACCACCGACGCAAAGGAGTAAGTGATGAACACTCAATTTTCGGCCAATCTCACGGGCGAAACGGCTGCGAGCCTCAAGTCCAGTCCCGCGCTTATTCTGCGCACCTTGGACGAACTGGAGGCGAAGGGCTTGGTGGCTTTGGGATTTGAACACACGGTTCACATGTCGCCAACTGTGCAGCTCAGGCCAACCCGCGAATGTGTCGCGAAGGTCATGGATGGTACTGCTGTGTATTACGTCGAGTCCTATATCGACGGTGTCCGAACCCGGAAAGGTCAGTTTCGGCTGAACAACGTTCGCGTCATCTGGACTGAGAAGGAGGAGATCGCCTAACCCCAGCCAAACACAATTTTTCAGCAGAAATACGCAACATTTTATTAGGATTACTAAATGACTCACACTGAAACCATCCTCAAATACATTGTGGAGCACCCCGGATCATCGGCGGCCCAGGTCGCTGACGGCTGCAATCTGAGCATTGACGATATCGGCGACCTGCTTCTCCCGTCCATCGCTAACGGCAAGGTGATCAAGGACGCCCAGGGGCGCGGATCGCTTGTTTTCTACCACCCGTCCCAATCCCTCGTCAATGAGTTGGGTGCCTCGGTCGCGCCTCCAGCCCGTGGCCGTCCCCGGAAGGCCGTCGCGCAGGCCACGTCTGACGACGGCGACTTCTCGTGCGGCTTCTACACGGACGGGCGCTTGTGTATCACGAAGAAGAGCAAGGAGATCTTCCTGACATCCGGCGAGCGTGCGTCGCTCGTTGGTTTCCTCGACGCCATCAACATCGACCTCATCACTGGAGCTTCGCAATGACAGTCCAACAAGGCCCGACCATCGTCAATCCCATTTTGCTCCATAGCGCAGACGAGCTGCGCGCCGAATTGAGCCGGGTCAACGGTGAGCTGATCGCGCATTCGACTCAACTGTCCACGATTCACGGCAAGTATCAGTTGATGGCGTTGTTCACCAATCATGTCTATCGGCAACATCTGCGCGGCGATTTTCGTGGGGTGGCCGCACTCCTCCAGAGGCAACTTGAAGTCATTCCGGAGGTTCGGGAAGTGCTCGAAGAGGCGAATGACTTTTCCGACTACTGCCACATCGAGCATTGGGAGAAATCGGCTCGCTCCGCCACTGTCGGTGAGCCTATGCCGGAATACAAGTCCGGTTTCGAAGACCCTTGGCAACTTGGCGGCGTGGCAGTGCTGCAACTCAAGCTTGACGACGCCCACCGGGCGGGCATTGAGCAGGCATTGCGCTACGAGCGACTTGAAGCCTCGCTGAAGACCCTTGGCAACGGCGTGTGGCCATTCGTCACTGCTCACCTTGAGGGTGACCAGGCTGGTGTACTCGAAGCCGTCGCGACCTTTGTCGAGACATACGTCCGTAGCAGCCCTCGCCACTAAGTAGGCCGAATTCAGGAGGTATCAAATGGAACAAGAAATTCCCGATGGATTTGCGTGCGACGCGCATGGTCGGCTTATCCCCAGGGGGATGGTCAAGCCCATTGACGAACTGCGTGACCAAACGGTGCGAGCTTTGGTGAAAGAAGCGCTGCGCGTTCAGGCGGAACTGATGGAGTACAAGATGCGCGCCTTTACTGATATCGAGGCGTTTGTTGCCGCGAGCTTCGAGCAGTACGGCGTGAAATCCGGCGGAGCCAAAGGAAACGTCACGTTGATGACGTTCGATGGTCGCTACAAGGTCGTTCGCCAGATCGCGGAACGCATCCAGTTCAGTGAGCAGTTGCAAGCAGCCAAGGAACTCATTGACGAGTGCCTGCGCGAGTGGACGAAGGATAGCGACGGCAAGGTCAAGGCCATCATCAATGAGGCTTTTCAGGTCGACAAAGAAGGCAACGTGAATACCGGCCGCGTGCTCGGATTGCGACGTCTGAACATTGACGACCCGAAGTGGGCTACAGCGATGCGCGCCATTGTCGACAGCATTCGTGTGACGGGCACAAAGCCGTATGTCCGGATCTACGAGCGCGACGAGTCCACGAAAGAGTACAAGGCGATCAGCCTGGATATCGCTGCTATCTAATCCATCGGAGACTGTCATGAGTTTGAGCAAAGAGCAGCGGGCCGAACTGGAGGAAGAACTTACCATGCCTTACGGGCGCGTCGACCTGATGTGCGACGGCTTCAAGGTCACGCTTTCGGTGCAACTGTGGAAACGCCTGGTCTATCGAGTCTTCACCTACGTGAACGGCGAGTATTCGTACCGGTGGGCATGGAACGAATCGCCGTTGCCGGAGCAGAAATTCCTGCGAAAGTCAGTCCGCAAGGTCTGTTCGGCGAAGACCCGGCGCGCTGCGGAGAAGGCTTGCGGCAAGCGCTACGTGAAGAAGGATCCGTTCTACAGCGGCACGGTGACGTACTTCATGCCCGACTGGCCGAATGGCCGCTCCGCCATCAATCACCTGTGCAAGGTCTGCGAAAGCGTCGAGGTGGTTACCCCAAGTCAGCGCACGACGTTTAGCGTGAAACTTGGTGGTGACGCACCCCCTGCTTCGGAGGTGACGCCATGACGGCCGACATGTACGTGATCATCTTCGGGTTGGTCTCGTTCGGCTGGATTTGCCGCCGTGACTTGCACCGTTGGTTCTGGAGGAAAAAGTGATATCGGGCAAGTTGCTGACCCTGATCCATGTTGCCCGGCAGAAACTCGGCATGGACGACGACACGTACCGTGCAATGCTTTTTGAGGTGGCGGGAGTCAGGTCAGCCAAGGACTTGACTCCGGCGACGGTCGAGCGAGTGCTGCGTCACATGAAACGCTCCGGCTTTGTGCCAAAAGAGTCGCTCGGCCGTCGCCCCAAGGTCGCCAATATCCACGAGCCGAAGCTGCGAAAGATCGAAGCTCTACTCGCGGACGCCGGACGATCTTGGAGCTACATCACGAAAGGGATGGTAAAGCGCATCTGCAAGGTGGACGCCATCGAGTTTTGCCAGGGCGAAGAACTGACCATGCTTATCGCCGCGTTGCAGAAGGATGCGGATAGGAGGCGCAATGGACTTCGGCGACGTTGAACACCTCCTTCCCGAGGTGGCTCAATTGTTGGTTCGGGTGATTGGCATTTCCAAGGCGACGCGTCTCGTGGAGCAACTGGGCGGCACCACCTTCCCGGTGCCGGTTTATCTGACAACGCGGCGGGACGGTGAGGCAAGTTTCGAGGCGTTAGCGGAGATTGTTGGTCGTCGCGCCGCGACCGATATCTCGAAGTACTTCGGCGGGAACAATCTGTATGTCCCGAAGTGCCAGCGGGCGATGCGTGAGTTGCGCGGGCGTGCCATTCGCAATGAGTTTGACAAACTGGCGCGGGAATACGGCTCACGTGGGAGTGTGGCGAAACTGGCGAAGCAATACCGTATCGCAGACCGTCACGTGTGGCGTATCCTGAAAATGACAGACGACGTACCGCACGACGATCAGGGCACGTTGTTCTGACTCTCTCCAGTAATACCTTTCGGCCCCGCCTCAGTGCGGGGCTTTTTCATTGGTGGTGACATCGGGCATCACGCACAAGCGCTACCACAAACGTAAAGTTACTTCGTGATGTCGCATGTCACCACATGACACGAACAGGAGTAACTCGATGGCACGAATTTCAGCGGAGGTAGCGGGCGGCGCGAACGCTATCGCGCTGCTCGATACCGTAGCGCGCAGCGAGATCGATGCGTGGACGCTCGCCAATAGCGACGACGGCTACAACGTCCTGGTCGGCTCGCACGGCCCCACGCGCAAGAGCTGCGGCGGCGAGTTCGCACCGGCGCTCCTCACGTTCCCCTCGTATGAAACGCACCCGAACGTGCTGAATCGGGCGCTTGATTCGACGGCCGCTGGCCGCTATCAATTGCTGCATCGCTGGTTCGCGCCTTACGCCAAGGAACTGAATCTTCCGGACTTCAGCCCGCTCTCGCAGGACATGATCGCGATTCAGCAGATCCGTGAGCGCGGCGCACTGGAGCTGATTCAGCACGGGCAATTCGCGATGGCGATTGCCGCCTGCTCGAATATCTGGGCGTCGCTGCCCGGCAACAGCTACGGCCAGCACGAGAACAGCCTTGCCTCGCTCGCCGAGATCTACAAGGCGTGCGGTGGCCAGATCGCGGTCGGTTGAGGTGCGGCGATGAAACTGCGCGAACTGATCACCGATGCGAGCGGCCGACTCAGCCACTTACAGCTATGGCCGAGCATCGCATCGGCCGCAGCAACGGCTGTATTCCTCTACCAGGGCTTTACCCATCAACTCACGATCTACACGTGGCTGATCTACCTCGGCTGCGTTGGTGGCTATTCCGCTGTCGGCCAGTGGATCGTCGCCTGGCAGTCGATGCGCGGTTCGCGCGACGCATCGAAAGAATCGTTGCTACCGAGTGAAAAGCCGCCGTAG